CACAAACGAAAGCCCACCCTCTATCAAATTCTAAAGGATGTAGTATAGGAAATGTTACATGAATAGCATTGATAACATCAGGAAGAATTTCAAATGGAAATTTTTTATTATCAAAATTAATAGAATGGTAATCATTATATTGATCATCAATCTGTTGATGATTAATTGCTAAATGATGAAGTTCATTAGTTACATTCTTAAATAAAAAATCATCTATGATAACATAACCATCCCTATTAAAAGTTTCCTCTGCTATATTAGTTTGGTCTGACGAGGGATTCATTTTTATTAATACATTTAATAGCAACAGTAAACCTATGATTATTACGGAATGGAGTTGCTCTATGGTTTATCTGTGAACTAAATCTAACTAAAGTATTTGGAAGTGGCATAACTCCTATAATTTTTTGATCCAATTCAAACTCAGTCCATCCACCATCATTTAACTTCCAATCAAAATCAGGAATAGGATAGTAAAGAAAAGTCCATTGATCTGTTTCTTCTTCATCACAATCACAATGGAAATATGCTTGCTCTTTTGGAGCAAATACATTTACATATAACCTATAAATTTTATAAGTATCCCAAAATCCTGGATATTTTTCATGAATATATTTGACAAAACTATTATAGATCGTTCTAGCTTCATCTGATATAGGAACTCCTTCATCTTGCATGGCATGATACAAATCATGAACCATTCCAGTAGGAACATCTTCATCTACACCATCACCTTCACCATAACGAAATCCTGTACCATAAGGTGTTCCATTATATGAATACGATGATACATATTCAGCGACTTCTGCTGGAAAAAAATCTTCTGCTTGTTGTATGCTAGGTTTTTTCATGATATCCTAAGTAATTAAGTACATGTGCTCTCACTTCCATCAATTCATTATAACACTTCTGATTGTGAGCACAAGCACGAAGAGCATTGTCTGGTTTTAAAACGGATTCAATAAAGAGAGTCTTTGCTCTATTGAGCTTGTCTTTCTTTTCTTCTGAGAAACCACAGTCAGGAGTATACTCATAACCATGTTCTAACAAATGCTGTTGCTCATCAAAAGTCAATCCTGGTGGATAATCAATCATCAATAGTAACCCTGAATACTGTACTGTATCTATAAACATCTTTCACCAACGGTGCAAGACCTCTATGATATACATTTGAAGGGAACATAAGAACCCTTCCTGGAACATAATCATATTCTTCTACAACAGTCTGTTTATCATCAGATAAAATCTGAAACTGTCCACCCCACTCTGAGTTCCACTGACTATTATTCATAAGCATAATAGTATATTGACACTCATCAATATGAGGAGACCCATCCATACCATAAAATTGAAGATTTAAATCTATCCTATGCAATAGTATAGTGTGAACAAATTCCTTCTCAATAACATCAAAGACATCAAAAAATTTTGATGCTTTAGGATGTAAACAATCAACTCTATTACGACTAGATCTAGAAAAAATATCTATACCAAAAAATCTATGCGTCCCTCCATTTCTACCTTTTGGATATGAAGTGGAGTTTGCTACATTAGTGCTATAAACAGGAACACTGTCTAGTATAGTTTCTTCTAATGAAGTAATAAAAGCATGATCAAAAAGATCATCAATCACATGTGCGATCACGGTCTATCTTATCAAAGAATGCGTCAGCGTGAATCAGTTCATCAATCAAGTGAATCATCTCGCTTATATGTTTTGCTATGAATGGCTTCTCAGTTCTTGCTGCAAATGATAAAGCGTTTCTTAAATTACCCTCTGCCTCACGCATTGAATCCTCAACCTGTTCGGATAAAGCCATAGAATTAATTTCTTTTTTGTATTTAGGTGAACATATTATAAGACCCCTGACTCAAAGAGTCAAGGGTCTATTTAAATTTGAATTGAATTAGTGAACTAAATTAACATTTCCTTGCAAATTCTCTTGCAAGAACTGTGATCGTCTTCGCACTCGATCAAGCAATCAAAGTAGTCGTTGACTAGATTTTCATCGTTAGATGAATCGAATTCCGTCCATTCTGCTAGTTGATTGAATGAAATCGTATTGTGACCAGACATTTACTTTAACCTCCTTTAACCTTAACCTCATAATGTAAAGAATTTAGGTCATCTTGTTCCCCCTAATTCTATCATTATTTATACAAATATGTGGATTCCAGGACTGGCCTACTTAATAAAAATTTATGCCTACGCACTTGTACTTACTGCTTCATAATCTGCTTGGAACAATTCCAATCCTTTATCCGTAAGGATATGATTGTACATCTTCTCAAAGACTGTTGGTGGCATAGTAACAATGTCTGCACCATATTCAAAAGCTCTACCCACAGATCTTACATCTCTTACAGATGCTGCTAGAACTTCAGTCCTTACCATATGCTCTCTGAATACCTTAGCGATATCCTTAACTAAACATAGACCACCGAATGAATTGTCATCAACTCTACCCACAAATGGTGAAACATATGCAGCACCTGCCTTAGCAGCAAGGATTGCTTGTGCTTGTGAGAAGATAAGAGTTACATTAACTCTGACACCATTATCAGATAGTTCTTTACAAGTTTTTAATCCTTCTGGTGTGCATGGAACTTTGACAGTACATACATCCTTGTACTCAGCAGCAAGTCTGTTACCTTCAAAGGTCATATCTTCAACAACTTCCATGCTGATATCTGGTATACCTGCTATTGATAACTCACGGTACACATCTTCGGGATCCTTTCCACCTTTCCTAATAAGAGTTGGGTTAGTTGTTACACCATCGATCAGTCCTGTCTCAAAGTGTTTGAGAATGGTTGGGACATCAGCTGTATCCAGAAAAATCTTCATAATCCTTGCGGTAGTATCTACCTAATATGTTGCTATTATAATAGGCAGGTGTACCATCCGTCAAGCTCTCTGTTAGAACATTGTGAAGAAACAACTGCCTCGTTTCTTCAAAGTTTACCTTTCCTGCTGTTGGTTGTATGGAGAGGATTTCTCTCTTGAATAGCTGGTTCCCAAGTAACTTTCTATCTGCCTTAAGTTCGTCAGAGCTTCCATAGTATCTCTTCCAGTCACTCTCAGTCGTAACCCTTCTCTTACCACCTCTAGGTTTACGCTTCTGCCAGAAGTATTTGCGTCCGATGTATTGCTTGCCAGTTTGTAAATTAGTAATCCTGTAGACGAAACCGAACTGATCGTTAATGTCAGCAGTAGTAAAAGTTGTACCCTGATAGGTCCAGGGGTTCTCATAATCTCCTTCACCAGTCGATTCCATTTCATAATCTTTATGTCGCTGACCTATTTATTCCATAAGAATTTATGATCTCTTTATGTCCCATCCATATAAATTTATCATTAAATAAACGATCTTGATTAAAAAACATATCAACCTTATCAGTTAATCCATGTTCCAAATATTCATCCCTTATCTTATCAATATCAAACCATCCCAACCCATACAATACAGGAATATAATTTACTGGTTCAAATAATCCCCATGAACAATAAAAATCTTCTGGTTGAGGAAGTCTATTCTTCCACATCTTCAAATAACTTTGAAGATTATCAGTTAATTTGAGATCATACTTAACTGATTTCCAGAAAGGAGTATCCTCTCTTTGAATTAAGTAATGAGATTGAACAAAGTCTACTATATTATCAAACATATCATTGATCTTAGAATTACAAGTATCAACATCATAAGAAGGAAGGTAATGAACAAAACAAAACATCTCTTGTATAGTATTACCAATAGAAGTTGCTTCTAAAGGTTCAACAAAACTTTGAGATAGTCCAACAGCAAGACAATTATTATTCCATGCTGTTTCTAAACGACCTGGATCAAATTTAAAAGATTTAAATTCTTTAATCTCATGACCATGCACATCTTCCATCTCTTGATGTGCTTGATCAACACTTATAAAATTATCAGAGAAAACATACCCATTACCTGTTCTAGTTTGAGTAGGAATAGTCCAACTCCATCCTGAATTTCTAGCAGTTGCTTTTGTATATAAATTATACTCATCCATTTCATCTGTTGGAAATGCAATAGCAGAATTAACAGGAAAATAATCTGAGTATGATTTCCAAGGAACATCCTTTGAAAGGATCCTTTTAAATCCACTACAATCAATAAAAAAATCTGCAGTATAACTAGCAGACTTGCCATTGATTTCGTGTTCATTCTTAACACTAACAATATCATCCCACACTAAATCAATATTTCTTTCTCTACACAACCCTAATAGGTATTCATTCAATGCAAATGTATCAAACTGAAACTGCCTAGTAGGTGACTCTTTAGTCTTAGGAAGTTTATCTTTATGCTTTGACCACCAAGTAGGAAAGGTATCTAAGTTATTAGAAATAAGATGTGCATACAGATGATAATAAGAATAGTAACACCCTAATATCTGACTATGAGTAGGAGAAACACCATGCAAATAATCTTTATCGCTCCACCCATCAAAGTAAACTCCTAGTTTAAAGGTTGCATTTGTTTTCTTTACTAGATCTAATAGATCAATTCCTACAAACACACAAAAATCAGAGATATGTTCTGTTGAACTCTCTCCTACTCCAACAATCCCCACATTAGAAGATTGTATAAGTTGAACTTTCTTTTTAGGAAATTTTGCATTAAGAATTAATGCTGATATTAAACCAGATGTACCACCACCAACTACAATAAATTTATCAACATCCACAAGAGCATGACTTACCTGTGTATATTTTACCACACTTTTTACACTTCTTAGAAGCTTCCCATAAGTTATTTACAAACTCAGCAACAATTGGTTTACCTGAATCTGCTTTAAACTTCTTATCCTCACCTTCTTTCTTCACCTTCTTAGCAGCCTTCTCTGCTGTCATTATAGTGGTTGCCCTTTCTCTCCTATCATCTTTAATCTTTTGAATTGCTTTCTTCCTAGCATCTAACTTCGCTTTCTTTGCTTTTTCTGCTTGAGACCTAGCAGCTAAAGCAGAATTAGTTGGTTGAGAAGAACTAGAAGTAGTCGTTGTCTTCTTTTTCTGTACCATCTTAGCAGCATTAGGTTTAAGTTCTGGATTACTCATTGCTTGTACACCAGCACCGACTATACCAGCACCGACTTTAGCAGCATATCCAGTTGCCTTAGCAGCAGATTTTGCAGCACCTTTGGCAGCATTACCTATTGCTCTACCAACACCTTCTCTCATTTCATCAGGTACATTGTCCTCACTACCTGATACCTTAGCAGCATACTCTCTTCTCTGTAACTTTCTCTTTGCTCTAGCACCAGCATCCATTGCCTTCTGTGGTTTCTTCTCTTCCTTCTTCTTACCTAACCACCCTTCAGTCTTAAGTGCTTCCTTTTCTGCTATCTTTCTCTCTTCTCTACGCTTTAATACAGCATCCAACTTTGCCATCTTTGCTTTAGCAGATGGTTTACTTCTTCTAGAAAGTTCCTCTTCAACAGAACAAGGTGTAGTATCTTCATGCTCTATAACTTTACCATCCTTATCTTTTTGATGATGCTCTATCATCTCACCTTCTGGTTGATGGGATGCAACAATATCTTCACCAGCACCTTGCCTAACAGCTTGTACTTTCTTTTGCAAGACCTGCCTCTTGATCATCTTTAATCTTTTGGCTTTAGGATCTTCCTGTTCAGTTTGCTCTATAAAATTTCCAAACCGCATGGTAATAGATTATACTATACCAGACTATTTATCTTGATACTTTTTATTAAATTCTTTGAACGATGATTGACAGTCAGGTGGTTCTGGATCCCTATACCCTTTTATCTTCTTCCATTTGTTATGCAATGCACCCATCATCCATGACTGAGCAAGACTATGGGGTCCATTCTCTAGTAAATCTAACTCATACTTGCTAGAAGTATAAGCCTTATATTCTTCTCTCCAATTTGAATCGTCATAATTAATTGCCATAATGCATGTTCCTATCTTTGTTGGATGATTTGGATAGTTTAGAACCTCTAGTTCTCTTTTCTCCAGTTTGACCAGATCCTTGTGGATGTTTACCTGGTTTTGCTTTTCCTAAGTTGACAGACTTGCCTGGTTTCTTAGACTCAGTGTCATGTAACCTTGCTGGTTTGTTGGGTTTCTTTGTAATCACAGACTCTTGACCATGCTTACGACCCAATCTCCTCATTGTCTTGCCAAACCTACGCTTAGACATCTTATCAGGTTTAGATGTAGAGTAAGATACTTCTCTACCAGTCTTTCCATCATCGTACTTGTAACTACCAGTCGTCTTCTTATATCCTAT